TCATCATCATCGGATGCAGTTGATGAAAGAGTTTCAGTTGATACTGATTTTTCATCGTCTGATTGTGCTGATGGGTTTAGCCAGCCTTCCAATACACTCTTTAATTCAGCGTAAGTAAGTTCTTGGTAAAGGTCAGTAATTTCTACTTGAGAGTTAAGAAATTTCTCCACATCTTCTTTGTTTTCAGCGAGTGGAGTTTCTTTTGGTTTCACACGGATAGTTGTTACAGGATATGATGTACCACTATCTTCTGCAGATACAACTTCTACAACGATATCTCTACCATCAGTTTGGTCGGTAATATCACCATAGTCTGGGTCAGCCATATAACCAAGAATTTCTTGATATACAGTTTTTCCAAAGCCCCAGAAACGTACACCTTCACCTTCTTCACCTCTTACCAATACTGGTACGAATGTGCGAAGTTTCGGCTCCATACGTTTTGCTGCTTTCCAATCTTCCTTATCACCCATTCTTTTAAGTTTATCGGCAAACTCAACGATTGGGTCAGGTCTACCAAAACTCATTGGAGATAAGTAAGTTTTGTTGTTAATGTTGTAGTGAAAGAAAAGTTCAATAAAAGGATTCTCTTTGTTGAACTTGTAGGGAACTAATCTGATTTGATGTTTTCCCGGTGCTGGTTTCCAAAGTTCTACAGTTTTTCTTTGGGTGTTTTGCAGTTTGTTAAGTCTGCTCTTGATTGCATCTAAATTAATAGCCATTTTGTTTACGTTTTAAAGTTTAATTTGTTTAAGTTTTATGGTTTTATTATGGTGTCTTTCCTACACCCCTATCATATATAAATATAATCAGATTACAAATATACGAATAAAATTTGAGCTTTCCAAATCTTTTTTCAAATATTTTCATCCATACATTTTTTGGATAGATTTCATCAAATATACGAAAAATATCTGATACTGCCAAATAAAAAAGGGAGATTTCTCTCCCTTTCTTACCACATTCTTATTATTTTAAAAAAACTATTGGTACGCTTCATAACGTTCTGTATTTTTAGTTGAGTATGATATCTTCACATGTCCTGCTATATAAGCAAATGCTAAAATTACCATAATAATTACTAAAGGTACTACTATGTGTTCTAAAATAGAATCACGCTTAGTCCTCATTATACAATATCCTTCGATTCAATCAAAGTATATGTAAACGATGCTCCCCAAACAGTAGCTGCCTTTTTGCAAATGGTCATAAATTCATTGAAGTCAGCTTCTCTTTTAAAAACCTGACAACCTTCTGACCAATTCTCTACATATGTAGAATCTTTACCAGCTTTGTGGATGTTAATACCAAAAATACCTTCTTGAATTTTGGTTTCATCGTAATTCATATCTCTATTAGCATCTCTATAAACCTTAACCGGCTTTTGTTGCTTTAGAGCTTCGTATTTACCTTGATGTAATCCCAATGTATGTGAACCTCTATATTGACCAGGTACTAATCGTGCAACTCCAGCTGCATTATGATATTCTTTAACTCCCTTTGTTCCAGGGTCTGTTGTGTTCACCCATTCTTTGTAAATCCAATTTCCACCATCTTTATAAGATACTGAAATTGCATCATCAAATGCGTTAGTAACCTTTGTACCGGTTGTTGAATTTCTGATACCTACGATGTTTAAATCAAATCCTTTGTTAGATGCATCTTCAAACCAAACGTATCCTTTTGATTTAATTGCTTTTTCAATTTGTTCTTTTGTGTACTTTGCCATTATAATTTACTATTACGCAAGTAAGTGATAGTACTCTTTAAAGTGTTTAATTCTATCAGCCAAACCAATTGTACCACCATTTACTCTTTTAGTAATAGATGTTACTACTGCATCACTTGCGCCACCATCTGCCATCTTATGTAATCCGTTTTTAGAGAAGAACCAAGCTGCTGAAAGTAAAGCGTAATGAGATGCTACTTTATCAGGGTTAACTGTCATATCTTCACCAATTGCTTTACCAAATGCGGTATAGTTTTGTTTACCTGTTAATTGGATATATCCACGGCCTCTGAATTTGTAGCCTTCCTTAGATGCTTCATTTCCATTACCCATTCTATCCGCATAAACTCTACTTGCAATCATTTCAGGTTTTCTTTCATATTGTTTAGCTAAAGATTCGCTTGGGAAATACTTTTTGAAAATACCCATCAAACCTTTTGCAGAATAATTTAAATTTTCTTGAGTTGCTCTGAACCCACCACTCTCATGTCCGCATTGTGCTAAGAAATGTGCTAATCTCAATGGAGTATTAATTTCAAATTTAGCAGCTGTGTCTGGAATCATAGCAATTACCGCATCAGGAACATGTCCTTTTAACTTGTCCAATTTTAATCCACCAACAGGTTGTATTACAACAGGTGCTGGAGCCGGTACTGAACTTCCCATAATCTTAGCCCAAGTACTGTCACCCACAATACCATCTGGTGTTAATCCATTTTTTGTTTGAAAAGCCTTAACAGCTTCTTCGGTTTTAGGTCCGAAAGTAGTAACGGCTGGACTGATGCCCAATTTTTCTTGCATCAATCTAACGTTTTCGTTGTTGTCACCTCTTTTTAGTAGCATGATTTTTATTTTTAATTAATCCGAATTGTATAACTTTATTAAAAACTCATAACCATAAAATTATTGTTCCTCACCAAATGATATTACTTCAAAAATTCTAGTTTGAATTTTTTTAGTACCCTCAGCGTTAGTAAGGATAATACAGTTTTTAAATTTTTGCCAATTTAGCACAAAAGATGTGTCTAAAACTCCACCATTTTCTTCTTTAACCAATTCGTTAAGAGCATTAATAGTGTATAAGGTATTAGATTCCTTTTTTCTATGAATTAGAATGGTATTCTCCAATGGAGTTTCCGGCTGAAAAGCCGTATCAATATTGTATGTTATGAATAGTTCTTCTAAATTAGATTTATTTTGCAACACATAAATATAGTTATATACAATGTGGTAAATTTCTCTAATTTGTTGAAGAGTATTCTGAAGTTCTGACTTTGTTGTAAAAGTACATAATAACTGGGTTTTCATCAATCTCCTCTATTTTTGATTATAAATATTAAAAATTAATAGAAAGGAGTTTTTACTACTAATTTATTTGGTTCTGTGTCTAAATAGTAATTTTGGCGAACCCTTATCTTCCGTTTTCATATCGATTTGAATAAACGTATTATCTTGTCCTCCCATATTGATAACCAATTTAACACCATCATATTTAATTTCATATGGTGGTTTTGGATTACAATAATAATCAGGTGATTTTACTTCAACCTCTGCAGTATTTTTGTTAATAATTTGAGTATATACATTCTTACCACAACCATGAACATCTTTCCACATTTTGGTAAGTTGTTTTTGCCCTTGTTCAGTTTTACTCAATTCGACCATTTTCTTACTAAAAGCTGAAAGGTATTCCTGTTTTAGGTTTTTCTTTTTTTCTGCTTTTTGCTCTTCTGTCATTGAATCATCCCAAGCATATTTCTTTCTCCAAGCAGAAACTTGTTCATCTACTGACTTTCCAATACTGCCCAAATAAACTTCACCAGCATTTGTAACGCCGGAATTTTTCATTGTTATATTTTTAGGGTCAGAATATGTTTTTGCAGATATTTTCATAATATCCTGCTTACCACTTGGGTTAGTATAATATACTACTAAATCAGTTGGGTCTACTTTAGGGTCAATACCCAATTTCATTAAGGCTGTTTTACCAACCCCACCAACTTGCTGAGCCCCAGTTATTTTAGAACCTTTTGGTAATAATTCTTTAATACTTTCAGCTGCTTTTTTATTGATTTTATCAAACTTAGGTTCATCTCCACCTAATTCTTTAAAACTTTTTTGAGTAGCTGCATAAGCATCTTTGTTTTCTTTTGATGAGAATATGTAAGATACAACACCAGCTTCATTATGCTTTCCACTCATATCAGCCAAAGCCCTATCCTTTGCACCACCTCTCAATGGTACATCAATACCAGCATCTATAATTAACTGATTCATTTCTTCCGTTACAGTTGTACCAGCTCCACCAGTTAAGTGTTTATATGGTAATGTTGTATTTGCCGAAAGATATATCTTTTTACCACCAGCATGCCCTTCAATCAAATTATATTCAGCCATTTCTTTAAGGGCTTCTATTTTTTTCTCTTTAGTATCAGCATTTAGGTATTTTAACCAATTCTTTTTTAGAATGTTTACTCTGGTTTTGGTTTCTTTATCAGAACTAACAACCAAAGAATCCATAGTATTTAATTTTTCTACTTCCTTCTTTATAGTTTGGTTACTAAACTTTTTACTTATTTCTTCCTTTCCAGCCCCAGCTACTTTTTTAGCTTGAGCAGTTGCAGTTTTAACTGCTTTTTGTGGAAGAACTTTTACTGTGATTCGTTCACCCTTACCAGTTACACCACTTAAAGTTTCTTCAAACAATAGGAATAATGATTGAACATCTTCTTGAACTAATGCTTTTTCTAATACTGATTCGGTTCTAATATATTTTGCCTCACCACCCGGCTTATCTGAATAATATCCTCCACCTAAACTATATAATCTTTTACCACTTGCAGTTTGTGCGGTTTCACCTTTTTTATCATCAGTTACTTTTGGTTGTAAATCTTTTGGTAAGGTAGGTGCTTCAGCGTTAGCATCTGCTTTCTTAGCTGCTACTCCAATTTCTTCAGCAAATTTATTTGCCATTGGTATAATATCTTTAGCATCCATATCAATGACTCTAACTTTCATATTTGTTGGAGTACCATCTTTAATTGCTTTGGATGTCATTGCTGCCCAACGATGATGTCCATCTATTACATATCCATCTCTACTCACATATATTGGTGCAGTAATTTTTGGATGTTCTGGGTCTTTTTCTAATGCTTTGGTCATACCAGCTACTTTAGCACCAACCAATTCAGATTGAGTTGCTTTAAGAGCATCTGATGGTACTTCAGTATCAACTACTTTTATACCTTTCTTTGCCAACATTTCTCTAAACACCGGTTCGGTATCAACTTCACCACTAGCATCTTTTGGCATACTTTCTGCTTTAGAGCCGGCTTGAGGTTTACCTTTAAATTGTGGCATCTCTTCTCTTGGGATACCTAAATTATTATCACAATATAAATTTGTACCAGGTACAGTTATTTTACACAAATTAAAATTAGGTGCGTTTAAACCTTTAGCTTTAGCCTCATCAGCCATTCTAGCCAAATCATCAATTTTCATTGATATTGATTTCATTTGTTCAGATGAAATTGTATCAATTGTTGAAAAACCACTAAAAGCGTCTGTATCAGCTTGTGGTATTTCAGATTGTACATCTGCTGCATCTATTGGTTGGAATCCACTCTTATCAGTTGGTTCGGTTGTTTTGGTAGGAGTTGTTGGTTCATCAACTTTTGCTAATTTAGCCATCACTTCCTTTTCCTTATCCAACATAGCCTTCATAGCAGGGTCATCAGAATACATACTCTTAGTCTGCTGCGGCTCAGGTTGTTGGGCTTGTGGTTGCGTTTCAGCAGATGGTTGTTCTTTACCATCTTTTTCCGAACCCAAATCTTTATTTAATTGGTCTCTTTCTTGACTTCCCTCCGGTGGTAATTGTCTTTCTGCCGCCTGTCTACCAGGGTGTTCTTTTGGTAATCTTAATAAATTTCCAATTAAACCTTCAGCATCTTCACCTTTGGCGTTTTTATATTTTATAACTTTATTTAAAACTGGATTTACAAATTGTTTCCCATCAGCTTCTTCAATTGATTCATAAACAATCCCAGCTTTATGAGTATTCCAACCATCTACAATTTTTTCCAAATCTTCAGGAGACATCTCCATATTTTCAATACCATCTGCAATCATTTCAGCAAACTTTATCATATTTGCTTCAGTTTCTGCTTCACCATCTGCATCAGCAAATATTGCTGCTCTACCAACTCCTTTTAAAAGTGTTTCACCAACAACGTGTGGTATAAATTCTACGGCAACGTGTTTAGCAAAGTAAGCGGCTCCATGTGATAATCCACCCATAGCAGCACCAAATACTGCGGTTGTTGCTATCTTTATACCAACTGATTTTAGGGCTTTCTTTTCGTGGTCATCTAATGGTTCTCCTTTGAAGAATTTTTGAACCCCTTTACCAGCTTCTTTAAATTCGTGAACTTCGTGTGCAGCTCCTTGCTTTATTGCTTTGATAGCACCCTTTGCTTTATCTTTAATAGCTTCACCTAATGTTCTACGGGTTTCAGAACCTGGCTTATGTTCACCATTTTGGAAGAATTTTTTCTCCTCACTACCCCAACTCTTTAATTTGTTTTTTAATTTATTTACAAATGAATTTTCAGAATCAGCTTCAGCATCTGCTTTAGCTATCTTATCCATTGTATCTTTTTCTTTTTCAATTGATGCTTTTGCAGCAGGGTCATCGGTAAACATCTTAGATTGTGCTGCTTTTGTATCAGCATCTGCTGCTGGTTTTTCAGCTGAAGGTTTTTGAGCTTGAGTTGTACCTTTTTTCTGAGAACCTAACTCATTATCCATACTATCTCTTTCCGGAGTTCCTTCAGGTGGTAAGGTTTTTTCAGCTGCTTCTCTACCAGGTGTTCCTCTTTTTAATCTTAAAAGATTTCCAACTACACCTTCTTTATCCTCACCATCTTTACTTTTGTATTTAACAATTTTATTTAGTGCTGGATTTTTGTATTTAGTTTCTTCTTCTCTAAGGTTTTGTAATAATTCATCCTTAATGGCAGATAACCCCATTTCGTTTAATACTTCAGATAAAACCGAAATATGTTCATCGTTTTTTGGGCTAGGTGTTCCATTATCAACTCTATAAGCCCATTCTATAAGGATTTCATTTATTATGTTCTCTACCGTCATACTTTATTAAAATTTATGTTCCTTTTGATTACATTTTACTTCGTAAGATTCCCACCCTTTATCAGGTCTTGCATTTGGGAATGAATAACATTTCCATACGTTTGATTTTTCAAAGTGGATATGTTTGTGTAATTTTGAAGGAATTGCTGCATTTGTAGGAACTCTTTTAGCTGGATTATCAAAGTTTAAATTAATAATTACTGTCAATGATTCCTTATCATCCCATTTTCTTTCTTGCTCTTCCAATAATCTCCACTCACCTCTATTAAGGTATTGGTCTTGCATTATTGAATTTAAATAAGAAAACGTTTGTTTTAAATTTGTTTCATTATCAGAAAATGTTGCAGCCGGTGCACCATGTCCTTTATCATATATGTTTCCTTTGTAATCCATATCATCCGAAGTTTTAATACTTTTTTCAGTATAAAAATTCATATGACCTCTATTAACATTTGTAGGTCTGTTTGTAGAACGATACTTTATATAAAGGGGTTGTTCTAAAGATTGAGAGTACATTACCTCAAAAACTTCATTTTTCACTCTTACAACATCACTTTGTTGAGCTGCTCCAAATAATCCAATAATTAGGAAAGGGAGAATGTATAGGAATCTTTTCATTATAGCATATTTTTGTATATACTATAAATATAAACCTTACACTTTTCCGTAATCAATTCCCCAACTGGCTTTGATTGGAAACCCACCATCTTCAATGATATCTTTTAAGGATTTTGCGGATTGTGTATCACTATCAGCAGGATAATCAAATAGAAATGAATCATATGTGTACAACCTCATTTTAATACCAGTACCCTTAATATAATTCATTATACCTACCATCTTATCAACGTTCATCTCCGTTTCCAGCGCTTGTAAAAGATAGTTGAACACCTTTTGTGGATTTGGTTCTTCAATCCATTTAAGTGGAATGTGGCGATAACGGGTTTGGAGATATCCGTTTTTTGATGTTTCTTCCCATACCTTTTGAATCCATTCATCTACGGCTTTAAAGTATGGTATTTGGTGAAACTCCTTATCAATACCACCATATAGAAGGCGGAACGTAATACCCTTACCTTCACCCACATCACACCCATATTGCTCTGCTAGCCATTGATGAACCGATGTTTGTGGTAGGGTAAATCCTATCATTTTACCAATAAGACGAGGGTGATATGCATCATAGTCCATTTGTAGGAATATTCCATCCGATACAAATACATCTCGAGTCCCATCCGATTTGTTTAAGGCTGCGAAATTGATACCACCATGTCTATTGGATGGTCTACCTGTCACCGTAAATGGATTGTACTCCGTATAAATCAAATTATCGGATGTTAGATGTTTTCGGGCTTGAGGCCATCTATCAATAAATTTTTCCCTATCGACCCGAATTCCAAATTGTTCGATTTCTGAAAGGAGTGGTATGAAGATATCGTTGTACCAATTATAAGTTTTACTTTTTTCATTGATATGTTTTACCAATTGTGGTTCTATTGCTTCACACAATTTAAGAATGGGAATGGATTGAATGATGTCCTCTTTATAACCTTTGTGTAATAAAGGAGCTACTAAGTGTTGTATTGGTTGTTGGTAATCTATCGATTCGCTATACTTTAAAAAGTAAGCCGTATCAACATCATTCAACCCCTCCCTAATTGGTGTAATAAAAGATTGTAGTAGCTTTTTCTTTTGGAAAACCCACTTTTCACCAATGGTATTCAACAAACCAGCTATTTGCTCATTAGAGAGTGATAGAGCGTCTGTATGTTGATGTGGTACAATATACCTATCGGTTAGGGTTCGTATGAATATGAACGAAAGAGAAGTGTTTTGCGGATGCTTATCATTATCTACCCACATAGGATACCAAAGAGATGCTTCAGTTTCCAATATGCTCTTTAATTCGTTATATTCACTAATAGATTCAACAACCTTCATTTTACAAATATACGAAAAATATTCGGATTTACCAAATTATGATAAAACATCTAAGTTTATATTTGTACCAACTAATTTTACAGGCAGTTCTTTCCTTTCAATTGGATTTATGGTATTTTTAATTTGATTATAGTATCTTCGCCATTCGGATTTTATAGTATTTGTTACACCCATAGACATATTTAGATTTTTTTCATAATCCAAATTAATAATCTTTGGTAAAAACCCAGAAGGTCTTAGGTATTCAACATTATCTCTCAATTCCAAAATATCATCTCTCATTTTAGTACCATCGTATTCAATACCATCATCAGAAACTCTCCCCTCATCATGTACCCTTACATATGATAGTATTCTTTTTATGGAGTTATACCCCAATCCCAAATATTCCAAACTACCTAAAAATTCTAAATCATCTGCAAACTTAGATTTTAATTGGATTTTATCCTTTACCTTTTTAATGGATGATGTTCGCATAGTATATGTGTGATATACACAAAATATGTTAGCCTTACTACAATGGATTAAAGATGTCCAATGTTGTGGTTCATCATAATAATCTTCTACAAATCTCCAAGGGTGTTTCCAAGGATGATTATTAGGAATTATGTAAGCTGCCCAAGTTGAACGTACTTTTTCAATTTCAAATGGTGTATGAGTTTCAACTAATTTAGTTGGTCCATCTTTTTTTGTAAAATTTACACAAGAACCAAATGAAAAATCTAATTCTGGATTGTTTGTGTATAACTTAACTAAAAACTCTAAGGAATCACGTACTAACAAATCATCATCATCTAATCTTACAATAATTTCACCATCAGCCAAATCCGGAGATATTAACCAACTTTCCGAAAACAATTCCCGTTGTGTATTTGTTGTTAGATATAAAATTCGTTTAGATGGGTGTTTTGATTTGAATTTTTTGTAAATTTCAAAATTATTATTATCCGCACCATCATCAAATAATAGTACTTCCCAATCTTTATGAGATTGTAATTCTATTGATGCCAATGATTCTTCTAAAAACTTTTGGCGATTATATGTTCTGACTACTACTGTAACTTTCATTTTTATATTTGGTGGAGATGGCGGGATTCGAACCCGCGTCTTGTTCAGTTAAACTAAAGAACTCATTCACAAGTTTATTACATTTTTCTTAATGTACAAAATAGATAAGTTTTTATATTTCATTATCATCAATATTCCCCACTCTTATTTAAGGAGTCAGCGAGAAGTACTCCGTTGTTCACATTCTATTTAAAGCCCCACGATGTGTGCGGGAGTGATTAGGCTGCTACAGCGTAATCAGCACCTACGAATGCCATAGCATCTTCGAAGGTCCAAGAAGATAATTCTTCTGCGTTTATTGTTCGATAGGTATTTACGGATTTCCATCTAACCCGACTTGTATCATCACAATGATTTACCCTGCCAATCAATTCCAGTCATCCCCATATTTTAAAGAACTATACAAATATATACAAAATATTTGAGATTTCCAAATTTTTATTGAAAACAGTTAATACCGGAATTGGCACCAGAATCACCACCAAATATCGCAAAATGGAAAGTACTAAAAGTACCAACGCCCTGCATATGATTAGGAGGTGCGTTATTAGCAAACGAATATGGACCTGCATATACATCCAATACAATAACTCCCGAAATTTGAAAATAAGCTTCCGTTGAACATCTTGCACAAGCTCCACCAAATGCTGATAATTGTAATTCACCAGGTACACCAGTTATAGTTAGTGTACCATTTCGGTTGTTTTGGGTAGGACTTATAATAGCGTTTCCAGTAAAAGTACATTGTACTGATGGTCCGGCAGTATGATTATATCTATACCATTCTGATATGGAAGCTGGATTTGCTGGGTCTGGTCTAAATGCACTATTTGTATTAATAGTTGCATATACACCATTTTCAGCTTCATCAATACCAATAAGAGCAGTAAAACTTCTTCCCAATTCTTGGTTAATTGTACCAAATGATATTTCTCCTGCCGCAGGTATTGCCATACTATTTTAGATTACTTTTTAATAAATATCAATTCACCTTTTTATTCATCTTAATATATATAAGTATATAACAAATTATTATGAAATGTTACCACTCTTTTATCATTAGTACTAAAATTTCTCCATACGAATGTTTAGTTCAACTATATGCTGTTATTAAACACAAAATGATAAATCCAAAAATACCAATAATTTTACTTACAGATAAAAAATCATTTCAGATTTTTAAATCATTAGAATTGGTAGATATTTATGATGATGTTATAACGGATATATTTGATGATTACCCATATGATAGAATTTCTGATGCATTTTGGTCATCGCCTAAGATATGGGCTATTTCTAAATTACCAACACCATTTGCTATTATAGATACCGATTTAATTTATAATAGACCATTAAAAGAATTTGAACATTTTGATTTTGGGTATTTGCATAGAGAAACTTCTAACGTATATCCAAGACCATATGAAATATCGACACCAAATGGATTTAAATGGGAATCCGATATGTTGTATTATTTTAGAATTTCCACACCAATTAATGCTGCTGTTTTATATTTTAATAATGAAATTTTTAAAAACGAATTTACTCAAAGATATTTTAATTTTGTATTAGATAACGAAGGTAAGTTTGTAAACATAGCTGAGGAGTTGTTAAAAGATAGTGTTATAGTAAATGGAATTCTTACTTCTTACATAGCCCCATCTGCAGCAGTTATATTTGCAGAACAAGCTATGTTAGGCGCTTTGGTTGAAAAATATATGTCTACTGATACTATATTTCGTTCAGGGCAATCATTACCAATAATATTTAATTCAGCCTTTTTTAATAGATTTTCAGCGGAAGAAAATAGAAAGTCTATTCAAGAAATGATTAATGAAAGTTATTATCATTTATGGGGAGCTAAATATTTTATCAATAATGATGAGTGTAATTGTAAGTTACCAAAGATTGCAGAAATGCTTATAAAATCAGGACAAGAATTACTTACCAATGGAAATTGTTGGGATAAATATGGTAGTATATACGAAAGATATAAAAAACAAATTATCCAATCTTTGCAAACTGCAAATAATTTGGAAGATACAACAAAATAGCTTTCATTCTTTCGGAAGCGAATTTTACTGATTTTGAGTTAGATTCTTTTATTTGCTCAACACTTCCGGTTAATCTCCAATCCAAAGATACAACACTATAAAAAGAATTGTTTACAAACGAACTATGTGATTTTGAACTAACCTCATAAACAGGAGAAGTTGTATCATTTACCTTTTGTACAAAATATCTAACTATATAACCCCTTTTATAATCATTATCGTTTGGGGTTGGTACGCTAGGAGTAATTTTGATTTGTGTAAATTCTCTTTTACTTACTAATATATTATTATATCTTTCTAAATCCATATTACGCTTTCTTTTGTTGTTGCTGTCTAAAACCACCTTCTATTTGAGTTTTCCAAGTCATATCATCAATTGTATGCTTTACAGATAATACTTGGAAGAATCCATTGTCTGCGTATTTTCTTGGAATACCTCTTACTTTAAATTTATCACCTCTTTTAATTCCACTTACACCGTGTACCGTAAATGTAAATTTAATTGGTAACAATACAGAAACTGCAGCTGCATCTGTAGTAGTATCATTTCCTACTTTTTTTGCATCAAATACCATCAAATCATTTAAACATCCAATATAAATTAACTCTTCCAATGCTAAACTAAAATCACTCGTTCCTTCTAAATTTATTTTTGGAAAAATACCAACTTTTTGTAAAAACAATTCTAAATTCTTTTGAACTTCATCATCTTCACTTTTAACTTCACCACCAGCATCTTCATCTGAAGATGGTTCTTTACTTTGAAGTTGAATATCTTTTAAAATCTTATCGGTAAGACCTGTTGCGAATAGTTTACCTTCATACGATGGTCTTGATGAGTTTACATCACCACCCAATCTACTTCCAATAATCCTATTCATTTGCTCACCACTAATATCCATATCAAATGATGCTTCGGTAAATATACTATTTAATCCATACACATCAAAAGTTGCAATATTATCAAACGTTGTATTAGATACTAAATTTAAATCAACTATCTTTAGCATGTAATTTGAAACACCAACTTTTGTAGCACTATTATTTGCAGTTACTTCAGCTGATGGTGCTGGTACTTGAATTATTTGAAAATCCCACAATCCACCAGCAGCAGATGATAATCCATTTAGTATTTGATATAAGGCATCTTTAATAACAAAGTTTTTAGTTTCTAAAATACCTTTTGCAAAATCAAAATTTACATAAAGGTCATCTAACCAACCCCATTTCTCTGCAGGTATAGTACTACCTTTTATAGTTGTATTTGTAAAATCAATTTTTATACCATCGGCTGTACCATTAGATACTGCATTTGGACTTGGAAATTGAATATCAATTTCACCATATTTTACGTTGTTTGGAAATGTTCCACTATATGTGTTTTGTGGTTCTGCATTAGTTGCCGCCTGCTCCAAATCAAATTTTGGTGTATTTTTATTTGGTATAAAAAGTTTTGATTTATCTGCACTAAATATTTCTGGAAATGCTGATATGATTGTTGTAGAACTATCAATTGTCATTGTAACAAATTCATTTCCTATTTTATAACCATCTATACCAATACTATTCATTATTTTAATCAGTGCTCCAAATCTTATAAAAGCATCATCTCCGATAATTTTAGTACCGGTTGGAAAACTTACAGATTTACCACCTTCACTTACTTGTGAATCATTTTTAATTAACCCAAAAAACGCACCGTCAGTTTTATTATTAATAGCGTTTTTAACTGCCTCATCAAAATTAATAAAATTAACAGGACTTGCCATTGGAATCTTTCTTGAATCAACGTTACTTATTAAATCTTTTACCAATTGAGTTTGACGATTACTTGATAATTTGTTATACATCTGCATAAACCTTTTCTTACCCAAATCTTGCTCACTTAAAACTTTATAAGTTGGATATTTTTTTGCAGCAGTTTCAATCTTTTCTCCCTTTTTTTCAATATTATCAGCTGCCATAAAGTATGCTGGCAATTCTGTGAAACCTGTACAACTTATGTTTACAACCCAACCATCACCATCCATACCAATACTACCACCAGTTATAAATCCTAAATAGCAATCATATAATCCACCACTCTTACTTCTTCTCTCATTTATTTTTGCAAAGTTTTGAGTATCGGTTATATAACTTTCAGAAAGAGTTGATTGATATGTTGCTAATGATGCTTTTTGATTCCAACCCCATTCTATATAAATTGTAAAACCAGGTTCTAAGAAATATTTTGTTATTTCATTTAATTGAGCTTCAGTATATACTTTTATTGAAAAGCTTGCTTTACGAGAAATATTACCACTACCTTCATCTATTTCAATTGATGTAATGTTTGGTTTAGGTTTTAATGGTTGAGCTTCGCCAGATGCATATATTGCAGTACCATCCCAAGTTACACCAATAACTCCAGAATTTGCTGAGTTTCCGTATATACTTGGTAATGTTTTATCACCAGCTGCTTTAAAAATACTAAAATTTGGATTCGATAACAATACACATCCATTACCAACACCAGAAGCAACTCTAACCCATGCAGTTAATCCACTTATACTTAACTGGTCTTTTTTTCTTGAATTTAAAGTAGTTTGAACATAGTCTGATATGTTCGAAAAATTAGGAAATGATGACATAACAATTATTTAGTTTGGTTGTTTTCTATCTCAATATAATTTAATGGTATTCTTAAAATTGTACCATCTTTTAAACCCAATGGAGCATTATGTATATTATTGGCTGCTGCTATAATCCACCAAAGAGATGAATCATCATAATATTCATAAGCCAATGTATCTAAACGGTCTCCTGTTTCAGTAGCTACATAAACATCATCATCTCTCAACGGAATATTTGGATATACCTTTGGGGTATAGACAGTTTTTCCATCAATTGATTTTTTAGTTTTGTTATTTAAGTATCTACTCATATTAATAATTATTTCTAATTTAATTAGTTATTCCTAAAGCTTCTAATTGTTTAAAATAATCTTCAGTAATTACTTCTTCTCTACTTTCATAGCTTTCATTTTGAGTTGGAACTTGTATTTCTTCTTCTATCACATTTGGAGTTTTTTCCGGCTCAACTCTTCTATTAATTGTTGGTTGTGTTATTGGTAATCCTCTTTGTATCTGTCTGCTATCTTCTTCTCTAACACTTAATGGTGAATTAGATGGTACTGAACCCTTATCTATTGTAGCTACCTCAGCTCCTAAACTATTTTCACTTTGTGGTGGAGTTGTAACTAAATTTACAGGAATAAATCCATATTTTGCTACCGTATTAGCTCTTGATTCAATAAATTTAAGAGTAATTGCAACATCAACTATTGTTGGTAATTTATAATCACTAACTTTAGCTTGCTTGCCATCTATTCTAACTTTTGCACCTTCTGGTAATCCCACCGAACCAACTTCCCAAGGTGTATTATCATCTATTGTATATGATAATGATTCAATAAAACACTCTTTACCTTTATAAAGATTACCTAAAGTAAATTTAATAAATGGTGGTTTAAAATATGTACTCGTATCACTATACACAATAGGATATGTTAATCCCGTTAAAAAATTAAGTTTTTCCCAAGCGATAATATGTTCGGCAACATTCATAGAATAAACTTTGAAATTAAACTGAACACTTCTTTCCACACCACCATATGTATAATGATTAAATGGAGAACCTAAGAATTTTGCACTATCCCAAGTTGGAGATATTGTTTCACTTAATCCACTAATAGTTGCTCTAAATTGTACAGTCTTTTTAGAAGTTACTGAATAGAATTTTAGTGGTATAAAATCATAATCATCCAAAGTTCTATCACCCAATGTTAAACTTTCGCCATCATATGGCATTTTTTGGTTTATAGCATCTCCAACGTTAGTAAGACCTCTTTGTACTAATAAAGAAGTTTTTTTCTCATTTTTTAATGTTGAATATAATTTGATTTCATTTCTATCAGGTCCACCTGAAGTTATACCCCCTTCAGAACTATTTAGAGCCTCTTGTAAAGCTGCTAATTTAGTTGAAAGGTCATTTCTTAATGAAATATCAGTTGCTGCTCTATCAACAGTATCTGGATATGTCATTTCCGAATCAAATGTGTTTACATTTGGATTACTAACAACTTCTTCACCTTTTTCTGCTAATTTTTGCTGTCCTTCTTTTCTAGCTCCACTTAATTTTTCTTTTGAAGATTTACCAAGTGATTTTAATTTATCTTTTGTTGAAGCAAATGAATTTACACTAAGTGGTGGAGTTATTTTATCAATAGATGGTGGGTTTGATAGACCTCCTTGAATTTTAGCAGCAGTATCACCAAGTTTTTCTAATTTTTTATCAAGTTCTTTTCTACTTTCTAAAACGGATGATAAATCATTTCTACCAGCTATATCATCAGCTGAAGCATCTATTGTAGAACTATACTTTAATGTACTATAATATAAAGTTGGTTCACCTACATTTTGTTCTGCTAAATTCTGACCACCAGTCTTTCTACTACCAAATAATTTTTTTCTTACTGAATCTTTTACTAACTGAATACTATTACCAATAGCTGCATTTGCTATTTGTTTTGGAGTTCCTTTAATACTATCTTTTAAAAGTTTTCCAACTAAATTACCCGCCGCATCTTTTTTAATTTCGGCAAGAGTAATCATAGTATCAGATTCTTTTCCAACTTTAAATTTATCGTTTTGAGATATTTTAGTTGGAATCATCGTTTCAGGAAAAGCAATACCTATTTTAGATGTAATTTGCAGTGCCTTATCTTTAACTTTGTTTATAGCATTTCCTATTATTCCATTATCACCTTCACCACCTGCAGCAGCATCTGCCATTACAGTTTTTATGTTTGTAGTTCTGGTTTTTAATCTGATTATATCAGTACCATAAATTACGGGAGATGATAACCCTCTAATTGTTCTTAAACCAACTGCTTCTTCCTCTAAAAATTTTTCACTTAATCTCGCAGTTAATGTACTACTATTTCTTAATTTTTGAACTAATGGGAAAGTTGTAGCATTAAGAATTCCATTAGAAGTAGTAATTCTTATATCCTTACTATTTCTAATTTCATACTTAGCTTCAGCGGTTTGTCCGTTGTCTAAGATTTTGGTTCTAAATAATTCTTCTATTGTTTTTCCCATTGTTACTTATTAACCTCCATATGAGTTGCTAGATACTTTACTAACAACTTTGGTAATTCCAGATGTAACTTTACTACCATCCATATAAACAGCTATTTTACCAGCATTTAAATCTTCTCTTAGTGCTTTAATTTCAGTTATTAATTCATCCATTTTAGCACCCTCACCACCGGCTTCTTCACCACCAACTCCTAATAATGAACCAACTCCAGTTGCAATTGCACCAACTGCTGCTACTGCTAATAAACCAGGTAATGCTATCACACCAGCAGCACCAACTGCTATTAATGATGCCGATAATCCCATCAATGCTAATGATAATGCTGCTATTGCTGGTATAAATGTTACCATACCCATTATTGCTTCACCAACCATTGTTAAATTTGGAACTAATGTTCCTATACCAGCACTCATCATTTGAAAACCAGTTCCAATTGCCTGAAGAGCGTATCCTAATACCAATACAGATGCTGCTATTACTAACATTGCCGCTGCTCCAGCTAATATTGCTACTGCACCAACACCACTTGTCATAATTGCTCCTAATAAAGCAACTGCACCAACCAATGCCAACATAGATACAACAGCCATACCAACAGCTTCCCAACTTACTTTCATAAATTCTTGAACTGCCTTTCCAAATACAAATACAGCTGCCGCTACAACTAACATTGCTGCCGCACCTTTTAGAACTTCACTCATTTTGATTTTGGACATGGAATCCATCAATCCACCTTTCTTACCTACATCCGGTCCATCGGGAACTTTTACTTTATTATCACCTAACGCACCAGCTCCAGCTGCTGCACCACCTCCAAATAAACTACCAATCTTTTTAAATGGCGCACTTACTAAATTTTTTAAGAATCCTCCCGTACCTTGTGCTATACCTTTTACATCAACTCCCATTTGGGCAAATGAACCGCCAAGCTGAGCTCCGGCCATTATCATACCACCCAATGATTTTAATGATGTACCTAAATATTTGTTTAATCCAGCATCTAAGGTTTCACCCATTAAACTAAACTTCTCATTAAGTTGTCCACCAATTGTATTTGCGTTTTCTTGCTGAGTTACCATTTTTTGAAGTTCATCAACCGATGTACCCAATAAATCAGCCGTTGCTTTCTTTTGGAAATAATCCATTTTGTTGAAAGCATCTACACCACCCAATGCTGCTAATGTTTCTTTTGTTGCACCAGCTATATCACCTTGATAAGCCAATGAACGTGCTCTGTCTAAGTTAATGTTCTTACCTAACATAGCACCCAATTCCAATTCTTTTGTAATTGATGATTCAAAATCCAAAAGGTTTTCAGAAATACCGGTCATTGTGCTAAGTGATACACCCATCTTTCTAGCTGCTGCGCCAGCCTCTATAAGATTCTTACCACCTTCTTTTCCAAATAATGCAAACTCTTCAGCAGAACCTGCCAAATCAGCCATTAATTGTGATGGAATTATTCCGTTTTGTTTTGCAAACTCTTGTGTTGATTTTGTTAAATTAAGAGCCGCTTCTTCACTATTACCATTTAATCTACTAAACGAACCTAATAATCCAGCTGCTTCAGTTCCACTAATACCCATATTTGCGGATATCAATGATGTTGAAGCTTGTAATTCGGCTGATACGTTATTTATTCCACCAAATTGGTTTGCTAATTCTTTTGCATTTTCAACAGCATTATCATCAAAGAAAGCTAAAGCAGTTGTACCCATTTCAGATATACCACCCAATTGTGCTCTAGTTTCGCCTAATTTTTCAGCAAATACACCAGCACCAATTGCCAATCCTCCAAAAAATCCACCAGGCCCAGATGTTAATATCTTAGCAGTATTTAATACACCTCTAAGTGTTTTACCAATACCTTTATATACATCTATTTGTGATTGTAAATAATCTTTTGTATCAGCAGATACAGTTGCATATTTTTCAGCAATTTGTAAAGATTGCTCTTGAGAATTTACCATTACCAACAAAGCATCAGCTTCTTCGTTTGTGATTTCTCCCAACGTTTGTTTAGCGGTAATAGTTTCTTTTATTCCATTTAACTGAGAATTATATGCATCACGAATAGATTGTTGAACTTCTAAATCATCAGGTCCACTTTCTGCTAATTTTTGCTGTAATCCTTGTAATTCAGTTACACCAGTTAAAGTACTATTTAAAATTTCTTTTTTAGTTTCATCAGCTAACAATCCTTGCTGAACTGAAACTAAAGATGATTGTGCAACTTTTAAACTTTGAGTTTGTGATGTTGTTAATCCCTTATATATTGATGAAATTGAATTAAGCTCTGAAGCTTGTGCCGAAATTGCTGCGTTTAAATCTAACTGTGCTTGTTTAGTACCTAAAGCCGCTTTTAATCTTTTTTCTTGAATAGTAACAAGCTTTGAAAGCTTAGTTTCCATCTTTGTAAGATTTTCAGACTCAGCCTCCGTCAGCTCTTTTTCTTTATTTTGAAGAGCCGCTATATCATCTCGTAATTTTTTAATCTTTTCGAGTATCCCTATATTGGTATTATCAGCCATCTATAATTTACTTCTGTAGTGATTTTACGATTCTTTTTAATTCCTCACCTCTATCTTCAATATCTTTCATTAATTTAATTGCTTCAGGTGGTAATTTAGCAGTTTCTGCTTTTTTAATTACTTGATTTGCAGTATTTCTTTCCAATCCCTTAAAAAATGCAGCAACGAATTTATCAGCCGCATCGAATAGACCTTCATTAATTTGTTTATTTTTATTGGACATGATATTCTTAGTTTATATTCTATAAATATTCGCAAATAAAAAAGTGAGGATTAACGCATCCTCACTTTAGGTACTTTTGATTTACTTTGAGCCTTTTTAACCTCTTCTGCTTCCTTTTTCTTAAATTCTATCAATTTGTTAAAGTAGAATTTTCGTAGGTGGATTGGCATATTATAAACATCTGCCCAATTGAATCCTCCATTTCCAAAATAAACCAACTCCCAAATTTGTGTATGAAGTTGGACTTTATAATCAGTTGGAAGGGTAAAAAAAGTTAATCCCAAATGGGATATCCAGCGCCTCCGTTTCGCCAGTTAACTCTGAAGTAAATACGAATGTTAAATCCATATCAGGAGTAATTTGTTTTACATACTTTCTGAATGCTTTAGTATCTAATGCTAAAAATTCATTTAAAATCCATTTGTTGATATAACCTCTATCCTCCTTACCATCAACCGATGTAATCATATGACGGAATCGAGTTGTTACATCTGAACTTGTTTGTATGTTTTTATTTAATCTTTCTAATGCTTGTTGTTCTCTAGTTATTTCAATATCATCACCATGAGTTAGTAATTTAAATTCTATTTCTTTTTTAGAATTTGGAAGTTTAAATTTATATCTATTTTTCTCATTTAATAACGAATCATCAACATCTTTTGTTTGAATTTTAGAAAGGTCAATTACAACTTTTTGCTTTTCTAATGTGAATGGGTCTGTTACGTCTACATCATAGTCTGGTCCATAACCTAAAACCCTTGTTGCTAAAAGAATAGCATTTTTATCACCCAAAATAATATCATTTGGATTTACACCGGTTTCAACAACTACGGATTCAAATAATTTATCCAAAACTATACCTTTTTTAATAAGATTTTGCGAAGCAAGAATATCTTCTTCCTTTGCAGTCATGTACTTAATTTCAACAGTACCTTTTCTTAGTGGGTGTCCCTCTGGATAGACTAATCCTTTTGATGGAAGTTCAATTATTTCCGTTGGGAAATCAAATTTTTTATTTTCGTTCATAACTAACTACGTTTGTTTGTATATATAAATACATAGATTTAAAAAATTTGGAAATAAAAAAGGGATACCTTTCGAGTATCCCTTTAGTTTATAGTTTTTTCTTAGATTAGAATTCAAGAATTGCGTAATCGTAAGATAATGTTAATTCAATAGTAGCAGGTTCGTTAGAATCAAATGCTAAATCACCAAAGTTAGCGGATTGAATAAATGCACCTTTAATAGTCCATTGTTCAATTTTATCACCAACAGGACCTAACATATAGAATGTGATATCTTTTTTATAGAAATCAGCGTATCCTCTTCTACCAGTGATTGATTCGTGTCCCAAACGTACCCACTCCATAACAGCCTGAGCTGCAGATGGTACAATTGGGTCATAAAGAGTAACAGTAATATCTTGCCACTCACCTTTACCTTGCAACTTTCTTTTGATGTTGATGTGGTCTAACACAACGTTCTCAAATTGAATTGAAGGTCTAGCTGCCGCTTTTACCATATATGATGGGATACCGTCAATCTCCATCACATAACGATTCTTCATCTTAGGTTCGAAGTTCGTATAGAACATCTTATCAAACTCTAGTATTTCTGCCATTTTTTTGTCCTTTAATTATATTAATAAATATTCGTTTACCTGTTTTTTAGTATTATGCTGAAAAACTTGCTCCAGTTGGTAAGATGTTGAAATCAATTACGATGAATTCAGCGGTCTTAGCCGGTTGTAAGAATATTTGTCCAGCCATAATGTTTCTATCTATAACATCAGGTGTATTGTTTGTTTCATCCATCACAACTTTGAATGCGTATAAACCTTGTCTTTGTTGAATTGCTTCTAAGTATGGGTTTACAGTGTTCAAGAATCTATTTCTAGTTGTAGAAGTGTTTTGTTCGAACACTAAGTAACGAGATGTAGATGCGATGTACTTCTTAACAGTGATAAGTAATCTTCTTACGTTGATTCTATCTAATGCTGAAGCCTTATCTTGCAATGTCTTCTGTCCGAATGCTACAATACCTTGTCCAGGGAATGCTGCGATTGGGTTTACTTTGTTTTCATATAAAGTATCTCTCTCAGCGTGCGTTAATCTATTCAATACACTAACTGCTCCAGTGATACCACCTCTATTCAAACCAGCAGGTGCGAACCATTCTGCTGCTAATCTATCATTAGCTGCGTAAACAGCCGGCATCAATACTGATGGTGGAACTGAAGTTAATTTGTTAGTATTTGAATCAATTGTTTTAACCCAAGGATAGTAAGTACCAACGTAGTTTGAATCAACTGCGTTTGATTGCTCCGTAGCCATTGTGATTGTATCATTTACTGCGTTAAAATCAGCTATATAGAAACAATCTTGTCTATCTTCTACCATATCAATTACTTTTTGAGTAATAGATGGGTGAAGGCTTCTGATGATACCAGGTGTTACAACCATATTGATATCCCACTCATCAGGGTTTCCTATTGCGTTAATTGCTTTAGTATATGCTACCGAACCAGACGAAGTTGAAGTTGAACAATTAAATCCTTGTGTATTTGCTCCAGATATATTTGAACCTAAGTTAACTCTAGTAGTTACGTTTAAGCCATCAAATCCGTTTTGGAATGCTAATACAAATTGTCTCTTAACCATATCAGTCGATGCTGAACCGGTCATTACATATGTTAATTGTGAATCGAATGCAAATCCAACGTTAGAACCAGTCTCAGCGTTTTGAGGAATTGGTTTCAAATATTGGGTGTTATCGATTGTTGTAAAATCAAATCCAGAATAATAAATTGGAGATGATGATGTATTTCCAACAGATGTAGTTTGGAATGTTACAGCAGGTACTAAAAGTGATTGTGCATTATTAGTAGCCTTTATTGGGTTTGTATATGCCCCATGTCCAAATGGTGCTGCTGATATTGGGAATGAACCCTGCTCTGATACTACAACTCTTACATATTTTGATTGGTTGGTATAATCACCATTTTCAGTAATTTTACCATCGTTATCAATTGTTAAGTATCTATCACCAATTCTTCTTGCGATATAGTTTGGAGAAGCTGGGTCTAAGTTTACGTTATTGAATGTTTCTAAAACTG